AATGAGTTGCGCGGTAAGTCGTTGGCGCTCTTGGAAATCCTCTTGAATCCTCTGTCGAATCAGCTCCCGCGATCGAAGCTCCGCTTGGGCGGCTTCCTGCGCCTGACGCTCTCCGGCTTCGCGGGCGGCCCGCTCGGCGGCGATCGCGGCCTGCTCTTCGGCGTGGATTTGCTGGGCTGCGGCTCGCTGCCGCTGCTCGAACGCGGCTTGATCGGCGTCGCGAACCGCCCAGATTCGCCTCTGCTGCTCCAGCGCCTCGTTCGCGGCGTTCTGGTCAACCGACTGATCGCGGACCCTCTGGCCCAACGTGGCGAACATCTGGGACGTCCCGATCGCCTCCCGACCAGCCGCGCCAAGTGTTGCGAACCGGGCATCGCGGGCTTCTTTGTCGGCCTGCATTGCGGCAGCGTCTCGGGCCGCACCTGACTCCACAACACCAACGGCACGCCTCGACGCGGCGCCGAGACCGGCGAAGAGAAGATCCGTACCCCTCGTACCTTTGTCGCCGCGGCCGATGGCACTCAGCCGCTCCCACCCGTCGGCCGCGGTCCCTGCGGCTTTGAAGGCAACGCCAAGCGACTCAACCCTTCGGATCAGTTCCGATATCTCCCCGCTTGACACTGAGGCGGCATCGGTCGCCATCTTGTCGAAGAGGGCCTGGGATGCCGCTTGAAGAGAGACTATCTGAGGCTCGAAGTTACCCCGCAGAATGCCGCCGGTCTTCTCGATCTCAAGAGCCAGTTTCTTCACCGGCTCGGAGATGTCATCGCGAATCCGCAGCCTCTTTCCGAAGTCCTCTGCGTCGAAGCCCTTGACGGCCCCCATCTGCGCTGCGGCAATGGCGCGAGCCTGCTTTTGCGACGCCGTGTAGATGTCGCCAAACGACTTCTCGACGGAACGATTCGTGTTCCGAAGAGTCGTCTCGATGGACCGCAGGGCCTTGTCGAACGGGGCTGCGAAACCGCTCTGCACCTTGGACGCAATGTCCGTGGTGTTCACGGTGACGATCGCAGAGATTTTTCCGAGGTATCCTGCGCTCATCACACTCTCGCGTCATTGTCGTCGCCGGGAGGGCGAACGAGCTTCATCAGTTCCGAGACAATCTGCTCCTGAGACTGCTCCGGCCTTCTTGTCGAAGGAATGAATGCCGACTCATCCGGCACCTTGTTCCCGTAGTTCCCCGAGGCCGCCATGATGATCCGACACAGACGGGCGGTCTGCTGCCACCCGTCTGCGATCGGCCATCTCTGGTCGTATGCGTACCACTCGGCGATCTCCTGGGAGTCCACCTCGGCCAGGAGCCGCTTGACCGTCATGCCGAGGGCGAGGGCGAGCCTGAAGTAGAAGCGTCGCTCGGGCCGCTCGGCGAATCTTTTCCCAACTCCTCGACCTTCTTGACCGAGAGGTAGTTGATGTCCCAGGCACGATCGAACACCCTCGCCAAGACGTCACCGGACTTCTCGCCGAGAGAAGCGACCTGATCGGGCGTGAACAGCAACGACCCCTTGTCGTCGCACAGCGAGAGGACGAGGAACCGGCATCGAACCGACTTGTCCTTCTCCTTGTTGACCCACTCCTCGAACTGGTCCCGGTCAGTCCCTCGAAGAACCCGGACGTAGACCGTCCCGCCCCACTCAGGAACCTCGACAGGCTCGACCTTCGTGTCGTTCGCAGAGAGAATCTGGCTGGCAGAAAGCGCTGGCATGATTGAACCTTGCTCAAGAACCGTAGTAATCAGTCATCACGAAGCGAATTGAGCCTCGGACGACATCGCCAGTCCTGACTTCCGTGCTGGCTGACTCAAGGATTGCGTTCCGCGAGACGCTGTAGCCGGGCGAGCCGAAATACAGAGTCCCCCGGACGCCCAAAACCGCCTGGGGGTCGATGCCCCCGGCGGCGTGGATGTAATCGACCTGGATCCGGCCGGGGGAGGCCGCGCCGGTTGGCACCAAGACGGTCGCGCCGACTGCGTCGTTGATCCCGGTCATGTCCGCGACCTCCGCTGTCGGAGTCTCGACGGACATCCCGGTGATCGTCGCCGCAATGCCGTTGAACGTGAATGTGGCGCCCTGTGCGCTGACGCCTGCCATGCTTCACGCCCCCAATCAGGCAACCTTGAACGTGACGCTTCCAGACACCAGAGCGCCGACCGACCCGCCGATGTTCGCCGAGGTGATCGTCGCGTTGCTGCCGGTGAACTGGAGCGGCCCGGTGATGGAGAGCGCCCCCGAAGTGCCTGCCGTGAGGACGGTCTGGGAGATGATCTCCACCGAGACTTCGCGGTTCGTCGCGAAGCCACCCACCCACTCACGCCGCCCGTTCGGGGCGATGCCGAGGTGACTGCCGTCGATGACGTCCTGCTGATCGGAGACATTGACGCTCGTCACCGTGAGAACGGTGCCGCCGAAGGAAAACGTGAGACCCTGTGCGGAAATACCGGCCATTGAACCTGCCTCCTTGCGGGGTTACGCGGTGGCTTCTTGCCACCGCACTTGGTACGCCTGCCTGACTTCGTATGCCGGTGGAAGCTGCGAGCCTTGGGTCGTCGGATCGAGGAAGTCGTCAAGCTCCGAAACCAGCCGTATATCTTGTATTGTAGCGTTCGCGAGGGTTCCGGTGCGGCCATCCAGCGTCAGACGGACCTCGTCCGCAAGCTCTCTGGCAGTGTCGTAGTCCAGCGCCCAGCAGGCGAACTGAATAGTCACAACGGGGACGTAGAGAGGCCCGGAGAGGTGGGATTCCCTTGTGATATTGGCTCGACGGTAGAGGATGAACGGAAAATCCGAGTCCTTCGGGACCGCGAGCGGGTAGACGTTGAAGCCGACGTGGCGCGCCACGTTCGGCGCGGTCATCAGACGGAGGCTCAAATGTCTCTCTGGTGAAATGATCATGCGGCGTATGCCGATACGGCATTCCTGAGTACGCGAATCACCGCGTTGTAGGCGTTCATCCTCTGGTTTCCGATGGACTCCCTCATCCAATGGAGGGCGGGCATCGGGGCGATCGTCTCCCCCGGCCGGAGCGTGATTGGATGCTGACGGGGGCCAGGGCCGTCGGCGAAGTCTCGCGAGTAGCCCGGCCGTCCGGCTGGCTGGTTCTGCCGCTCCCGAAGGCTACCCATCAGGAAGTAGTAGCCCTTTCCTGCATTCAGGAACTGCTCGTCATTCATGCGTGCGGTTTTTCTCATCGGACCCATGCGTCCGTTGATCTTTTGGTGGACGTTGACATAGGCCCGTCGCCCTTGTGTTCCAGGGCGGCGCGGGCCGGACCCGAACTCGATGAGCCATGCCGCGTTGCCCGATCCTTCGCTCTCCGTGGCCTTCGACGAGCCAGTGCTTTTCGGACCCACAATCGCCACCGCCACGACACCTCCGTACTGGTTGTCGTAACGCTTCTTCTTTGAGTCCACCGACTTGGCGAGGTTGCCGGTCGCCATGTGGATCGTCGCCCTGCGTTTGTAGTCGCCTCCGATGATGCTCGCGCCATGCTCGACCGCGTTGAACAGGACCGCGTCGCTCTCAAGGACTCCGACGAAGCCCTGAAGCTGTTTCATCAGTTCTCGGACGCCGTCGATTCGGATGCCGACGAAGCCTTCGGCGGTCTGCTTGCCGGTCAGGCCGGAGGAGAGGACTCGGGCGAATGCGTTGTAGCTCGAACCCACAGCCATCACGTCACCTCCTTGACGAGGATTTCGTGGATGGCGCGGACCTCGCGCTCGACGATGCTGGAAATCTCCAGTTCGCGGCCCCGCCAGATCATCCGCCATGTGTGGGCGATGCCCGGAAAGAAGCGGATGCGGACCTTGTGGCTGACGATGGCGTTGGCCTGCATCGCCTGGAGGATTTCACGCGAGGAAAGGCCCAGAACGCTGGCCCAGACCTCCGCGACGTCCTCCCACTCCAGATTGGCAGACCCCATTCCAGTCCGGTTCGTCGCCGGTTTCTGGAGCAGCACCCGCTCGCGCATCATGCCGGAGTTGATCATCAGCCCACCCAGAGTGCCGTGTAGCTGCCCTGGCCGCTCACCGACGCCACCGTGACCGTCGCCGTGACCGGCAGGACCGCCACGCGGCCCGCCGAGACGTTGATTGCCCCTGCGATCCGCAGGGGCTGGGATCCTTCATTCTTGACGACGAGCGTCGAGAGGATCGTCGGGCCGGAGATCGACACCGCCGACGTCCCCACGGTCGCCGATCCGGTGTACTGGACGACGTTCGGCTCGATGAGGAAGTGATCCGACAGGCTGTTGACCACGAACGTCGCCGTGCCAGCGTCGTGGCAGACGAGGTCAACGTCGAGCTTGGAGCGGAGGGTCATCGGTAAATCCCCATGTCAGCAGCCGCCAGGATCGTGTCGAACGTCTTCGGGATCGTGCCGTAGGTGTTCGGGGCCACGATCTGCCGCGTGTCGTACCAGTGAGCCACCAGGGTCATGATCAGGTGCTTGACGATGGGCGGCGCACTGGAGCCGTCGTCGCCGTAGCCCGCCTTGTAGTTCACGACGACGCTGTTCTCGTCGCCGCGGACGGCAGGCCATGTGTCCGACCAGTTGGGATAGATGCGGCCGGGGACCGTTCGGGTATCGACCCGGAAGTCTCCGGCCGCGCTGGTCTTGGTGGACGTCGCGCCGTCCCCAAGCCGATAGGTCACGGTGATGTTGCTGCCCTGAAGCATCGGGCGGGGGAGGATGATCGCCCACACCGGGAAGAGGTCGTAGGAAACCTCCCAAGTGGTCGTCAGGATCGTGATGTCAAGCTGATCCTCGACGTACTGCCGGGCGACCGAGATCAGCGATTGGATGAAGGCATCGTCGGCCTCGGTGTCCACGCGGCACTGCACCTTCGCCTCGGCGAGGGACACAGGCTCGACCTGGGGCTGCGTGACGCGGACGAGGCTCCGGTACGGAGTGATCGTCGGCGTCGGGCGCTGCGGCGTGCCGAAAACGATGTAGTCGGGCATCCTTACCCTCGCTTCTTGCCGCTGGTCACGACCTGCGGCTTCGGAGACTGCTGCGGCTCCTCTTCCTTGACCTCTTCGATCGTCCCCATCTCGATCAGGGCCTCACACATGCCCGAGGGCCAGTCCTCGAAGACCTGCCCCGCCTCGTAGCCGTTGAAGCCCATCAGGACGCGAATCTTCATACCTGCCCCCAAGCCTTCTCGGGCGCCTTTTGCCCGTTCTTCCAGAACTCCGTCGTGTGCTGGAGGACTTTGCAGCCCTCCACCTGCCTCGACGGCCAAGTGATCATCAGTTCGGCGTGGCCGACGCTGACGTGCGTCGCGAGGCCCAGCTTGAACCCGGCCCGCTTGAACGCCCGCCACATGTAGATGTCGGCGTCTTCGTGGCCCCCGGTGAACGTCCCGTCTTCGTTCGCCGACTCCTTGAACCAGGGCTTCGGGACGGCCTTGATGGCCGAGGCCCGAATGAACGTGAGGCCGAAGTGGGCCGTCTCGACCCACTGGACCGGCTTCTTGAACCAGTCGTCCTCGACCTCCAGCTTGACGTCGGAGCCGACGCCGTGCGGGGCGAACATGACGGCATTCGACTCTCGCTTCACTTGGAGTGGGGCGATGGCGTCGGCGCCGCTCCACAGGGCGAGCGTCAGCAGGGCCTCGACCGTCTTCGAGGAGAAGACGGTGTCGTAGTCGATGGTCAGGATCCAGTCGGCGTCATCGGCGACCGACTCGATAGCCATCTGGAGGCTCTGGCCCCAGTAGGCCCCTGTGACCTTGACCGGGGAGATGCCGTGTGGCGCCAGGGCCGACGCCACGCAGAAGAAGTTGTCGGTGAATCCCAGCCGCGGCATCGACATGACTGCCGCGACTTTGACTTCCGCTTCGGTGTTTCCGACACGAACCAGCATTTTCAACGCTCCAAGAAGGAGCGGGCGCGCTTCCCTGCGCCTTTCTGGCCGTCACTGGCCGTCCCGCATGAGATCAGCCAACCACCCAACCGATGCAACCGGCTTCCGTCGCGTCCACGGGGGCCTGCTCGGCTCGGGAGAGCCGGGCATGGGCGACCATGTTGATCGAGGCCGACGGGGTCGCCGTCAGCCGCAGATACCGCGGCTTCGCCTTGGTGTCCACGTCGATCTTGTAGAGCGCCACCGCGTTGGTGTTGCTCACGGCCGCGATCGTGAAGTCGGTCCCACCGACCAGCCCGCTGACGGGGCTGAAGGTCACGTTGTCGTTCGACTGGTCGATCTTCAGCACCGACGCGAACGTGGTCGCGGCGTTGCTGGCCCGCATGGCGACGAACGACACATGGTCGTAGCCGAGGGTGTCCACCGTGAGGGTCACGGCAGACGAGCCGACCGTACCGGGGACCGCCGCGACCACCTTGTCCATCTGATGAAAAATCATCGCTCTTGGTACTCCTTCGGAGTCTAGTGGGGTAGTGAGGTTCAGGACGCGGCGGTCTTGAGAGCCGTGACCGGGCCGCTGATGTCGGTGCCAGACCCGTCCTTGCTCGACAGCGTGTGGTGGACGATGTCGAAGCGAAGAGTTCCTTGCAGGAGGAGTTGGTCCGTGGTCGCGTAGACTTGGTCGTACATCCGCACCGAGAAGTCCCGGCGGCGAGCGTAGATCGAGGACAGGGCGAGGTTGCCGAACAGAACCTTGACCGCCGACGGATCGGAGCCGAGGGTGCTGTTCATCACATGGATCTGGTTCACCGGGTAGCCCAGGAACGTCTCCGTCACGCCGCCGCCGAGGTCGGCGATGGTGTTACCACCGGCCGCGTAGCGGAGGCGAGCCATCGACGCGGCGTAGCCAGCGGGCGAGATGTACCACTGGGCGCCCTGGCGGGCGTACAGCGGGAGCTTGGCGACCAGCTTGAGGAAGTCGCTGATCGTCAGGGTCTCGAAGCTGACGCGACCCGCGTCGGCCGTCTGCATCGAGTTGGGGTAGCTGCCGTTGTTGAGCTTGTTGACAAGCCCGGTGATGCCACCGAAGTTGCTCGTCCCGTCACCGATCCATCCGCACTGGTCGATCTGAAATGCGAGCGAGGTAGCGAACTCGGCGGCCAGGGCGTCGGCGAGGCTGATCAGGCTGTCCTCGACGACCTCGCTCGACATCCGGCTGGAGACCGCGAGCTTCTTCGCCACAAGCTGCACGTTCGCGTAGCTGGGCTGGCTCTCCTGCACCGCGACGCCTTCGCCGATGAAGTACGCCGTGGTCCCGGTGACACGCTTCGGGATGATCATCGTGTCGCGGGTCATCGTCACCTTCTCGACGGGCGAGGAGGCGAAGGTGCCGTAGTTCTCGACGAGCCGGATCACGCGGGCCGCGAAATCCGTTGGGACGAGCGCGCCGCCGGTGCTGTTGGTGTTCTCGCCGAGGGCGCGGGCCTCGACGCCGTGATCCTTGCACCACTGGATGTCGTCGGGGTGCTTGAAGAAGGTCGCCTTGATCCAGCGACCCATGCGGTAGGCCACCTCGACGTCCTCGGGGCGCTCGTTGAAGGCCCGAAGCTGGGTGTGGTGGGGGACCGGCACGCCGCGGATTTCGAGGCTGTTGAGGAACTTCCGGCTGCGGGCTTCGGTCGTCTCCTCGACGGCGGGGGCCGGAGCGGGAGCGACGGCGGTCGTCGGGGCCGGGGCGGCAGGCTCGACCGTCGAGCGAAGCTGGGCTTCGGCGTCGGCGATGTTCTTCTCGAACTCCAGGCCCTGCTTCACGACACCGGACTCGGTGACGAGCGAGCGGAGTTCCGAGTCCTGCTCGGGGGTGCGGTCGGTGAGGTCCGAGAGTTCCCGCATCCGCTTCGAGACGGCGGCAGCGCGGTTCTGGAGAGCCTTGAGGTTCTTCGACATTCGACCTGCTCCTGTTTGTGAGCCGGTCGATGCGAATGCGCGGCGACCGGCGGGTGTGTTGCCCGCTAGCACGCCGCGAACGTGAATCCTCACGTCACTCGCACTGCTCCTCGCGACGTCCGTCGCAAGGCATCAATGACTGATACTTTCAACCTAACCTGTTACTTCGTCGCCGTGCAAGTGAGTCGCCAGCACGGCAGCATCCATCGCGGCGATGGCCGCGATCACGGCAGCATCTTCACGCTGCTGTTGCGTCGGTTCGGCCGGAGTTTGCGTCGGCTCACTCGTCGGCGCCGGTGTGTTCTCGTCGCTTCGCTTCGCGGGATTCATGGATTGATCCATGTCGTTGTCGGGTTCCT